TTACTGGGACTTCAGTATTTACAAACTTAGACATTAATGGTACTGTACAAGCAGACGGAGCAGTAACAGTAGGTGTAGACGACACGGGTTACGACGTTAAGTTCTTTGGTGCTACCGCAGGTAAATCTCTTCTTTGGGACGAAAGTGCTGACAGCTTAATTGTCACAGGTACTACTACTTTAGTAGGTACTACTAATTTAGACGCCGTAGACGTTGACGGCGATATGACGTTCGGAGATAACAACAAAGCCATCTTCGGCGCTGACAGCGACCTACAGATTTATCATGATAGTAATAATAGCAGACTTGTAGACAGTGGAACTGGTAACTTTATTATTAATGCTGGTCAGTTTAGAGTCAATACCGCTGACGATTCGGAAGCAATGATTAAAGCTGATGTTGATGGCGCAGTTAGCTTGTACCATTCTGGGGATTTAAGACTAGCCACCACAGCCACAGGCATTGATGTCACGGGTTCGGTCACGGCAAATCCAACAGGTGGCGTGGTCACGCTTGGATCAAACGGTTTTATCACGTCAAAACAATCGCTAGATCTCGCAACTGCTGGTGGACGTTTTATTGGCGAAAGCAACCGTGGAACACTGGGATGGCTTAGGATTGAGCAAACCACGACTGGTGCTGATGGCGGGTATATGATGCTTGCAACCTCTGCCAGCGGGTCAACATCTCCGACCGAAAGGGTTCGTATCGATTCCTTGGGCAAAGTGGGGATTGGTACGAGTACTCCAACAGACTACAACTCTGGCGCTGATGATCTCGTTGTCGCAACTTCTGGCGACACTGGTATAACCATCGTAAGCGGTGCGTCTAACAAAGGCGTATTATGTTTTGCTGATGGAGTTAGTGCCTCTGAAGAACTTATGGGTCGGATTCGGTATGACCATAGCGCAAACTATATGGACTTCCGTGTAAACAATGCCAATGTCATGACCATCGATGCCAGCGGTAACTTGCTGGTGGGTCAGACGACAAATACAGAAACAGGCACAGGTATTGGCTTAGTTCCAGACGGTACATCGCACATGTATTCTGCTGGCACTGATGCTTTACTGCTTGGTCGTGGTGTGTCGGATGGAGACATTCTGAGCTTCAATCGTTCTGGCACACCCGTAGGTAGTATTGCTTCTACTTTTGGAACAGATATCCACGTTGGAACTGGTGATACAAGATTACGTTTTGTTGACGACAATGATTACATAAGACCCGCTAATTCTGATGGTTCTTCAAGAGATGGATTAACTGATTTAGGTGCATCTACAGCAAGATTCAAAGACCTCTACCTATCAGGCGGTGTTGTCTTCGGAACCGCAGGCGGCAGCGTATCAAGCAAAACGCTGGACGACTATGAGGAGGGGACTTGGGACGGCGTTATAACCGACGGCACAAATAATGCCACGATGGTCGATACAGAATGTTTTTACACAAAGACTGGAAGGCTTGTCACATTGTCAGGCGATATCTCAACATCGGCGTTAGGATCTGTTGCTGGCTCATCTATACGGATAAGTGGGGTACCATTTTCAAACGGGGCAAAAGGCGTTTCTGCGGCTATTGGTAGAGCAAGTGGTCTAGCAATTACAGCAGGGTATATTCCTACATTGTATTTTGATGCTTCAAGCGCGGCACTGCGTCTTGGCTTGTTTGATAATGCCGGTGGCACTACAACTCTACAAGCAGCTGAATGGACGGATGACGGCCAAATAAGTTTTTCAATAACTTACATGACATCTTAACAACCATACGCCTACTGGACGGTAGGCACAGACAGGAGAAAGCTAATGGCTTTAGAAAAAGTAGTAACAGAAGACAAGATTGAAATCGTAGGCGAGTACAAAGCAGTACAAGTACGAACCTGCACCAAAGTCCTAGAAGACGGCGTAGAGCTATCCTCTGGCTATCACAGGCACGTCATCATGGCTGGTCAGGACTACAGCGGCGAATCAGCAGAAGTCCAAGCGATTTGTGCAGCGGTTCACACGGCTGAAGTCATCGCAGCATTTGAAGCATCACAAGGAGACGCACCATGACAACAACGTGGACAATTGCACAATTAGAAAGAACATTAGATGACGGTGGAGTCGTTGTGGCCCACTGGCGAGCTAACGCAACTGACGGTGACTTCTCAGCTTCTAGCTACGGCACTGCTGGCTTTACACCAGATCCATCTAGCTCAGACTACGTTCCTTACGACAGCATCACTGAAGAAGTAGCTTTAGGCTGGTGCTTTGGTTCAGGTGTTGACAAGGACGCTATTGAGGCGTCACTGGCGGCTAACATTGAAGCACAGAAGAACCCAACGCAAGCATCAGGAGTACCGTGGTAATGCAAGAAGAGACTAAAGCAGTTATAGACGCAGTAGCGGTAGGTGGGACTGTGGGGGCACTGGCTGGCTGGTTGCCCCCTTTAGCTGCTTTAGCCACTATTGTGTGGACTTGTCTCCGCATCTGGGAGACGGACACCGTACAAGGTTTATTTAAAAAAGAGGACAAGTAATGTGGACTACGTCGATCTTATTGCATCTCTTTGGCCTATCTTTGTAGGATTTATTACTTTAGTTATTGTACTTGGTAAGCTACATGCAGACGTAGACGTACTCAAAGAAAAAGTTAGAACATTATTTGAACTCTGGAACAAGCGTAATGATTGATAAGCTCATAGGTCCCATTACGGGACTGCTGGACAAGTTCATTGAGGACAAAGATCAAAAGAGTTCTTTGGCGCACGAAATTGCAACAATGTCACAGAAACATGCGCAAGAAATTGCGTTGGCTCAGATTTCAGTCAATACTCAGGAAGCTAAAGGCAACTGGTTTCAGTCCTCTTGGCGTCCTGCTACTGCGTGGGTTTGTGTCTGTGGATTCATGGTAAACTTCCTAATCAGCCCTTTGGCTGCTCCCTTTGGTATTATTGTCCCTCAAGCAGACACTTCAGTTATGCTCCCTGTCCTCATGGGTATGTTGGGCTTAGGCACTATGCGTAGCTTTGAAAAGACTAAGGGAGTGTCTAAGTAATGGGTAAAAGGTCACCAATAAAACAAACAGTTAAAACTGGTCAGGACATTACTGATAGTTTGTTGGATGCGGAATACGCTAAAACTGCTCAAGCATGGTGGGACGTTAGAAGGCCCGATGTTTTCTTTGGTGTTCAGGGTGAGCGTACAGACGAACAAAAAGCGCGAGTAAAACAGTTTAGACAAGAGTGGGGCAACGTAAGAGGCGCTGCTGCTGTTAACGGTTTAGTAGACGGTACGTACACAGCGGATCAACTAAGTCAAAACTGGGGTGCTGAGAACTTAGCCTCAGTCATTAGAGCTGAAACTTTTGAAGTAGGTGAGTTTAACGAAGGTGATAACTTTGGGTCTTATTTACAGTCAGAGTTTGATAATGTATCTAGCTTTATTAACCCAAGTAATGAAGGAGTTAGAGGTACTTTAGGAACTATAGACACTGCTTTAGCACAAGGCTCAGGCGGACCTAAAGGGGCTGAAAGAGGCGTTACAGTTACTGCTGGTGACTTAGCTAGTTCTTCTTATATGGATGCTGTTCGCTCTGCTGCTGAAACAGCTGGTGTTGACATATACGTTGACGGCCCTGCGGGTGGTCAATACGAACTAAACGTAGGCCAGTACGATGATGTACCTTTAGGGTCTTATCATACTGTACGTGAAGCCGACTCACCTTTAGAAATGATCTTTGAAGCTGTACTTAAAGCTGTTGTTGTTAATGTTTTAACAGCAGGTTTAGGCGCAGAATTAGCATCATTAGGTGAAGCTTTAAGCAGTTCAGGTGAACTCGCTACGATGGCGAGCATGTCTAACGGTGCTAATGTAGCTTATGAAACTACTGAGTGGGCTAGAAATGTAGGAGATATTTTAACAGGCATAGGACAAACACTAGAAGCTGGTGGTGCTATATCCTCTGGTACTGCCGCTGCTGCTGGTGGTGGCATACCTCCTTATGTTATGACCCTTATAAAAAATACTGCTTCTAATGAAGGTGTTATTTCTGATGTAATAGAAGTAGTTGACGTTATTAATACTGCTGCTTCGGCAGTTGAATCAGAAGAAATACCAGAAGCCGTCATTCAAGAAGAAGAAGAAGAAGTTTCCCTAGAAGCAGACCCAGACTTAATGGGAACTGCAACTATTGAGGAAACCATAGGTGACGAAGACTTTACTACTGCTCCTTTACCTACTCCAGAAATTATAGTTGACGAAGTACCTATAGACGAAATACCTATAGAAATAACAGAGCCTGAAGTAGAGTTTGTAGACCCCAGTACGGACAGTGGTGGAGGCGGTGGTGGCGGTGAGGAAAGTGGAGGCGATAGTTCTGCTGGAGCTGGCACTACTGCTACTACTGGGGGAACTGAGGCTGCTGGAGGTACTGTCGGTTCTGGAGGTGCTTCAGGTTCCAGTGAAGGAAGCACTGGTGACGCCCAAAGCACTGACGCTTCTGGAGCAGGAACTGAATCGGTTGAGTCTGAAAGTGGAGTTATAGTCGGTTCAAACGACGGTGTTCCCTATACTAGAAACCCAGTTATAGCTGACAACGGCCCTTGGGTTTATCAAGGGGGAGGCGTGTGGATTATACCTACCGACGAAGAACAAGTTTTACGAGAAGTTTTAGTAGCGGAAGATTATGGTGGTACTTTGGCTGTACAGCTTGCAGAGTTAGCAGCGGGTGAGCCTGACCCTAACTTACAAGCAAAGTACCTTGAAGAAGCTAAAAGGTATATAGGAGATTCTGAAAACTTACCTCCTAATTTTGAAGGAATGACTGCGGAAGAGCTTGAAGAGTTCTTAAAAACACCAACTGGTGAAGTTATTGACGAAACTCCAGAACAGCCCGTTTTTAACGATCCTAATTATGATCCTAATAAAGCAGAAATTTTTAAAGAAGGAGACAGAGCTGATATAGTCCAGAGTTCTGTAGGTACTGGAAATACTACTACTTCGGAGACTGAAGAACAGATTGAGGCTAAGGCAGCAGAAGAACCAGAAAACAATTTTTCAACTGATATTTTAGAAGTTCTTATTGAGGAAGTAACTAACAACAACTCTACAGCCCCTGCCGATATAGACACTACAGGCGGTGCTTCAACCAGTACTACTGAAACTACAGGTACTACAGGTACAACAGGCACTACAGGCACTACAGGCACTACAGGCACTACAGGCACTACAGGCACTACAGAAGTAGTAGTAGTAGACCCTAATCAATCAACTGTAGATTCCGATGGTGACGCTGGTGACGGTGGTAATGGAGGTAACGCAGGAGGTGCTGTAGACGGCGGTGGCGCTGGTACTGACGGAGACGGTGTAGACACAGGCGACGGCGGGGAAGCTGGTGGTGGGGACAGTACCGGAGTAGCAGACGGCAGTGGTGCAGGTGCTGGAGAAGGCTCAGGGACTGGGGAAGGAACAGGTACTGGAGAAGGAACTGGAGAAGGCTCAGGGACTGGAGAAGGCACTGGAGAAGGAGAAGGCTCAGGGACTGGCGGCGGATCAGGTGGTATGCTTTCTGGTGACAGTGGCAGTAGTATTGGGCAGGGATACATGGGAGGCTTCAACTACAACTTACCTCAGTTTGTGCCTGTAGCTTATCAGCCTAAAGATTATGACGTTGAGCTTAATCGAATCATTAATCAAAGTTTGTTTAAAGGAATGATCTAATGAATTATTTAGATTTAGTTAACAATGTGCTAAGAAGACTACGAGAAACGGAAGTTACTTCTGTACAGTCCAATGCTTACAGTAAACTCATAGGAGACCTAGTCAACGACGCTAAGAACCTTGTGGAAAGCTCGTGGGACTGGTCTATGCAGCGTAAATTAATAGGTTTTTTTGTAAGCACACAAACGCAAGACTTTGTTTTATTAGGGTCAGGAGAAGCTCCTAAAATACAGAGCATAATTATAGGGTACGAAGGAGAAGATTTTCTAGGCGGAAAAGGAACTAATTTTTTAACGTACATAGACCAAGTATCTATGGAAAAAAAAGTTAGAATGGAAAGGTCTCAAAACGTACCTGCCCCTTTAGGACTTCCCTTGTACTATACACTTAATGGCATTGATTCAAACAGAGACACTCAAATATCAGTTTATCCTGTTCCTGATACTGGTTACTTTGCATATGCACAGGTTTTTAAAGCACAAGCAGACTTAGTCAATGATACAGACAAACTAGAAATCCCTGTCATGCCTGTGTTACACCTTGCAGTAGCTTTTGCTTCACGAGAACGAGGAGAAACAGGTGGTACTTCTACTCAAGAATACTTTACTATGGCTAACAAGTACCTTTCGGATGCTATTGCGTTAGACGCAGCAAATGCGCCGGAAAAAACTATCTTTTATACACCATAAGGTACACGTATGGCACAAGAAATAAAAAGTATTACTCTTGTAGCGCCTGCTTTCAAAGGTATTAATACCGAAGATTCGCCTTTAGCTCAAGACCCTTCTTTTGCGGAAAGCGCGGACAACGCCATTATCGACAAAAGAGGGCGTATTGCTGCACGTAAAGGACTCAGTGTTTTAACTACGGATAAAACTGAGTTAGGCACTGGAAACTTACGAGCAATAAAGGAGTTTAGGGACAACTTAGGTAACACCAAAATATTCTCAGTGGGTAACAACAAAATACTCAGTGGCACAACTGTGTTGGCTGATGAAACACCGGGTAGCTACACGATCACTTCAGATAACTGGAAGATTGTCAACTTTAATGACAATGTTTATTTCTTCCAGAGAGGCTATGAACCTTTAGTTTATAATAATACTGGAGGCGCTGTAGTTAAACTTAGTACAGTAGCAGGAGCAGCAGGTGTTGTTGCTGCAATGTACGGCAATGAAGTCCTAGCAGCCTACGGTAGACTCTGGACTGCAGACTTTACTACTGATAAATCTACTGTGTACTGGTCTGACCTTTTGATTGGCCATGACTGGACAGGAGGAACATCTGGTTCCATAAATTTATCAAAAGTATGGCCTGATGGTTTTGACGAAATTGTAGCACTGGCTGCACATAATAATCTTTTGATTATCTTTGGAAAACACAGTATCGTAGTGTACGAAGGTGCTGACTCTCCTGCTACTATGAGATTAGTAGATACTATTGCAGGAGTAGGTTGCGTAGACAGAGACACTGTGCAGTACACAGGAACAGACGTTTTATTTTTATCTCAAACTGGTCTCAGAAGCTTCGGTAGAACTGTACAAGAAAAATCAATGCCTATGAGCAGTCTGTCGGGGACAATTACTACGGACATTATTAGACTGATTAGAGAAACCGGAGAAATCTTCAGGTCCGTGTACCACCCAGAAGAAAGCTTCTACTTAATAACTTTTACTAATCAAGCAATAACCTTTTGTTTCGACGTTAGAGGTACTTTGGAAAACGGGGCTTATCGAGTTACTCGCTGGCCCGGCACAGGCTTTACTTGTTATGGACGCAAGGACAACGGAGACTTGCTTATAGGTAGTCGTTTTGGAATTGGGCAGTACACAGGGTACAAAGACAACAGTCTTCCTTACCGCTTTAAGTACTTTAGTCCTGAGCTGACTTTCGGTGACGCTTCTAAACTTAAGTTTTTAAAAAGACTCAGACCAACACTGGTAGGAGGCAGCGGTGCAGACGCTATTTTTACGTGGTCCTATGACTTTGGAACTTTGTTTAGCTCTGCTGAAGTAGGGATTAGAAGTCAAGGAAGGTCTGACTTTAATTTATCTGAGTACCCTGTGTACTCTGAGTTGTCTGGTTATGGCATTTCGTCTACAGGTGACGTTGACATAGGAGAAGTTGTAGTTGTAAACAAGTTCTTAGGGGACTTTACTTCTGCTCCTACTATCGGCTCTGGGGGAGGTGCTTTGTTAGAAGGAGATAGCTACTTCGACACTGCTGCTGATATTTTTTATGTGTACATAAGTAGTGCTTTTGTCGATTTAGACACTTTAGTTCCTGCCAGTGTCGGAGAGTTTTCTGACGGAGAACTTGTTTCTAGGAACGCCATAAACGCTAACGGCAGTGGTTCAACTATTACCATTGGCTTAGAAGCAGACATAAATGGGCATGAGTTGTCTATACAGGACATCAACGTACTTGCATTAATAGGTAAAACATTATGAGTTATTGTGAAAAAAGTTTTGAAAGGGAGATAAACTAATGGATCTTAAAGAAATTTTAGAGTCTATAGGCGGTGCAGGAAACGCAGTAAATACTGCTGCTGCTTTAGGATTAGGCACTGCTGGTTTAGCCCTTGCTGAAAAAGGGTACAGTGATTTAGGAGACATTGGAGAACGAGCATACGCCGGTTTAGCAGGAGAAGGAGGTCTCGCGGAACAACTCAGTGGGATGCTTGAGTTCCAACCGTACACTGTTACTTCTGCTACTGGTGGTCAGTTCGGCATGACTCAGGACCCTACTACGGGCCAAATGACGTACCAAATGGCTACTTCTCCTG